TATGACCGATGAAAAAGGAATTGCCTTTTACTGGGGGCACGGTAAAATTAAAAACACATATACGGGTGAGTTTAATGCCTCAACCCTTATGGGTAGGGTTGCTTTAAGACTCGCTGATATGAATGACGTTTTTAATGGCCTCGCGCCAGCTTTTTATAATGAGAATGGAAGACATGGCGGTCAACTTGGTTCGGGTATTGTTGAAATGTTTTATGACGCTAACGAAACACAGCAACAACTTCTCGCCGATGCTAGAATAAATCCAATAATTGTCCACCCCTCGTTTGGTACCGTTATTGTTAGAGAGAGAACGTCACAGTCGCTGCAGTCTGATTATGCTTCGATTGGACATACAAGATTAAGGGATTACTTAATTAGAAATATTATTGAGCAAGCATTGCCTTATCAGCTTTATAAGCTTAATGATGTTGATCATAGAGCAAGAGTTTCATCTCAGATTGATAAAATTATTGAACCTGTTGCCTCTGAACCTTTTAATCTTTTAAGAGAATATATTGTTAAGTGCGATGGTGAAAACAACAATGATGACGTAATGGCAAGAGAAGAATTTGTTGTTTCGGTTGCTATAAAGTTTACGAAGTTTTCAAAGAAAATCTATCTTTATTTTACAAACAGCGCACAAGGCACAGATGTTTCGGAAGATGTATAAAAAAATAGGAGAAAATAAATGGGTGTTTTAGAACAAATTTTTAATCAAGGAGACGATTTTTTAGGATATGAATATCAAGTATCCTTCGGACCTATTCCTTATTTAGATACAGTTACAAATTCGCTGGTTAGATGTAATACCGTTAGTATACCAGAAAAAGTTTTAGGTACGTATGAGTATGATTATAAATCAGAAAAGATTGTAAAACCAAATGGTAAAAACTTAACGCAAAAAGAATTTGAAATGGAATTTAGATTGGACAAGTATTTATTGCTTTATAAAGCGTTTAGACTTTGGAATGATTCTATTGTTAGTCCAATCACGGGCGGGTCTTCAATGGACTCTATAAATGGTACTACACCATTTAGAATTCCCATAACAGTAACGACGGGGACGTATGATGTTTTAGGTAATTTCGTACCAACACTACATGCTTGGTATTTCAAGGGTTGTTGGCCAATTTCAGTTGGTGCAATAAATCTTGATAATCAAAATGGTGAGCCAGTTATGTGTAATATACGTTTCGGATTTTTAAAGATGATCTAATGAGAAGTCGAGGATATAATTCCTCGGCTTTTTAACTATATAAATATGGGATATATAGAAGATGTTTTCCAATATGAAGATCAATTGGGGGCTTTGTGGGAAGTTAGAATAATTCCTAAAAAATCCTCAAATGTTGACTCAAAAATATTAACATTTAAAACTCAGGAAATGACCATACCATTTTTTCGATTTAAAGTTGAAAGACAGCTTTCGGGTTTAATTCCGTGGATGGGTGTTGAGGACTTAAATGAATTAAGTATAACGCTTAGAGAGTCGGTTGATTTTTCGACTATTAAATTTTTTGAAGAGTTAAAATCTAAAATCTATGATTATAAAGAAAGACGCTTTTTAGTTCAAGAAAACGAAAACGATTACTTGGTTGATATTGAAGCAAGTTTTTTTAAACCCGGCAGCATCGAACAATCAATAGAGTGGAGAAATGCAGATCTTTGGGTAAAAAATCAAACATGGCAAACGCAAACTATATATGATGAACCGTCAATAAAAATTATATATAAAAACTGTAAGCTTATTGGTTTTGATAACTTAAATTTAAGTTATACGGGCGGGGAGGCGATTGTTTATTCTGTTACCCTGATGCCCGAAACATATGAAATTAAATAAGGAGTTTATAAATGGAAGAATTAAAGCAAAGCGATATTTTTGTAGAGGCTAAAAAAGCTGAAAAAATAATTGAGAAAGAAAAACACGTACCTACGGGTTACGTTCCCGTAATTTTCTCATCAGGAGATAAGGTTGGGCCTGAAATTTTACATTTTAGAAACTATTCAATGGAAGAACTTTTTGAACTTGCGTCCGTTAAACAAGAACTCCAATTTAAGACACTTGTATACAAAGCTTTGAACAATATGGTTTTTGAGGACTTTGATTGCGGTAAGCTTCATTATGAAAATATCAAGGAAATTGTTTTTACTATTTATAAAAACTTTTGGGGGACTGTTTTATATAATAGACCATACTATATTGATTTAGAAAAAACAGATAAAAAAGATAATATTGCATACATAGACATTAACTTAAATCTTTTGAAAACAATTGATATAAATGAAAAGTTTAAAAACAAAATAGCTTTAATTGATAAAGTTTCGAATAAAAAAATCGTCTTTCAATTGCCTAAAGTTGAGCATATGTTTTTAGCTGAAGACGCTGTCAAAATAAAATATGCCGACAAGGAAAAAGAATATTACGACATTAAAAACCTAATGGATTTAAAAGAAAAGCTTTTATTTGAAAAGGAAATAGAAGCAGCTAAATCTATTGAAATAGACGCTCTTAGAAAAGAGGAATACGATAATTTATTAAAAGAAAAAAGTAAAGATTATTTTAAAATTATTCAAGCCCAATTAATATATTCAGTCGATGGAAAGGTTTTAGAAAATATCGAAGAAAAATTGACTGCATATAAATATGATATTGACGCCAACGCTTGGATAGAATACAAGGATATTGTTGAAAAGTATGGAAAATTTGGTATAAATCCCGATTATGAATTTATATTAGATGGTAAAAAATTGTCAAGGAGGTTCTCCTTTCGACCAACTATCTTTATTCCTTCCCTGGACAAAAAATCAGATACAAGATATAATTTTCAATTTGATGATTGAATTTAAAGGCATGGAAGAAAGTTCTATTATGAAAATGTCGGGATCAAGGGTGAGAACAATTATTGGGCAATTAAAAACATATAAGAAAAACAACCCACAAATTGTTTGCCCTCTGATTAAAAGGAAAAAATAATGGCAATGATAGACAAGCCGCCGGTAATTAAAAAAGTAAAAGAACCTCAAGATGATAAAATATTAGACTTTTTAAAAAGTATTGATTCGGGTATAGACGACTTTTCTTCCTTTAATAAAAATCGTAAAAGACGAGTTGATAACCCAATTGACGACATTAAAGATCTTAGAATAGAATTATCGAAGTTTGAAAAATTTGTAAATAAAGATTTATCAAACACTGGTATGTCTGAAAAAAATTACAAAAAGTATATTGAGCTTCAAACAAAAGCGCTTGAGAATTTTTCAGAATCAATAAAAGATTCTATTGACGATTTTAGAAAATCAATTTTAAGTAAAAAAGGTGATTTAACGAAAGCCGATATTACCAACTTAAAGAAGGTTGATGAAATAGAGAAAAGTTTTGAAATTGTCAATCCCATTTCATCAATTGAAGATCCATTAAGAGATTTAAAAGATAATATAAAAGATTTTGTAACCATGTACGATGATCTTGATATAGAAGGTTTATCCAAAAAAGATAGAAAAAACTATATTAAAGAACAATCAAATGTTATAAAAGAAAAACGCGAAGAAATAAAAGAAAATTTGGACGAAGAATATAAAAAAATTTTATCGAAAGGCGTTTTAACAGAGGAAGATAAACAGTCCTTAAAAGAAATAGGAAATTTTAGAAAGGCTTTAAAAGATTATGGAGTTAAACAAGAAACAATATTTTCAAAATTTAAAGAAAAACTCAAAGACAAATCCGAGGAAGGTAGAAAAGATCTTTTAAACGCTGCTCAGGGTTTACTCGGGCCCATAAATTTAGCATTACAACCTCTTCAATCTTTATTTGGTTTTGATTTTGCAGATATGTTTGGCTTCTTTAAAAAAGATGATGAGTTTACTAAAAAAGGTAGAAAAATAAAACCTAGAAAATCGGATATATTAAAATCAAACCCTGAAATTATTTATTTAGCAAACGAGTTGAAAGGTATAGAAGATAAAACTCAAGAAAAAGATGGTGATGGTTTTTCCGTTGAAGATTTTGTTATGGGTAATATGATATCAAAACTTTTACCATCTATAATGTCCTCAACAATAGCATTTATTGCAAGCCCAGCGGGTATTGCTTTAATGGCGGTTGCTTTGGGTGCTCTTGGAATAAAATTATTGGGAGACGCCAACCAAAAAAGAAGAGAAGATGAAGCTCGTGCTGAAATGGGTGATTTCATGGAAGAAACGGGAATGTCAGCCTCGCAGATTGTTGAACTAAGAAATGATATCCCTAGATCGATACGCGGGGGATTTTCAAGAGAAGACGTCGAGGCTAAAACAGAACAAGTCGTTGAATACTTTAAAATAACTCCAGAAGAATATTTAAAATATGTTGAAGAGGACCCGAACAACATTGGTGAAAAAGAAGAATACATTTCATATATTAAAGATTATATAGCGAAGAAAAATTCCGAAAGAGTTGTTGATGAAGAAGCTGAGACTATAAATAAAGCTGAAATTCCCGAACCACCAAAGTTCCACAACGGGGGGTTTGTTCCCGGGAACAAAAATGAAGAAGTCCCGTCTATTCTTCTTGGTGGGGAATATGTAAAGTCTCACAAAGAAATTGAATTTGATAAGTCTAATATGGCTATAAATTTATCTTCGATAGCTAAAAGTATGCAAAATTATAGTAGGGGTGATGATATTGTGGAAGGTTTAAGAGAAATTGTTGAAACTATAAAAAATAAACCATTCAATAATGTTATTACACAAATTGAATCACAAAAAAATAATTTTGACAGACTTAGGAGAGCAACTATATGATAAATATACCAAAAGGAAAAGAAGTTAAAATAATGAGGGGGTCTCAAAACTTAATGGAACCTCATGAAAAAATAATTTTATCTTCTCCAATAACAGCCAGTTTTACAAGTACTTTTGACTCTCTTTTGCCTGATATGTCTGGCGCGGCTATGAACTTTTTGAATCTTATAACCACTGGAGTTAGTGCTGCAACAGGAGTGGGTGTCGGGGCTAGATTTAAAGAACAAGGCTTCCAAGTTTGGGAAACAACGCAACCGATTAAATTTTCTTTTGAGTGTATGTTTTCTTTTAAAACCTCTGGAGAACGTGATGTTTTAATTCCTGCAAAAAAATTAATTAAATTGCCCTTACCCGAGGAAAAGGGTTGGGGTTTAACCCCGCCCGGACCAACTATATTGCAAGTGTTCGAAGGTAAAAATCCCGACGCAAATACATTGCCTTATGCCAACAATTTTTCCTTTAGATGTGGTGTTTTTTATTTGCCAAAAATTTTAATTTCATCAGTTGAACCAACTTGGTCTGAAGAATATGATTCACATGGATATCCCATGCATTGTACACTTAGGGTTGATGTTGAATCCATTTACACAGCAACGACAAATCAAATTGACAAATTTGGAATATAGGAGATATTTGTGGATACAAGATATTCAATAATGAAAGACTCAGAAGCATATAAAGACGAGTTTGGAAACAATTATAAAGACATATTTTCATTTCCGATTAATGATTTTTCGGCCAGCGAAAATGTTATCTCTTACACATTAACATCTCTTGACATATATAGATTTGACTTGCTTGTTTATAAAATCTATAATGATGCTAATTATGATGATTTTGTACTATGGTACAATAATATTGAAAACATTAAATTTGTCAAACCTGGAACTGTGATTCTTTTTCCATCAAAAAAAGACATTGATGATTTTTATAGAAACCGTCAATAAAACTCAGCGATCTTTAGTCGCTGTGATGAATTTTAATACTTTTTTTAAAAAGTAACTATATAAAAATACCGCAGGAAGTGCGGGAATTTACGCCTATGGAGATTTTGTAAAACGGTAAACCAGCTCGCTGGCGAGTAAAAGTCGATGAAGTAGGAAAACTCAAGGCGACAAGAGTTATAAGCACAGTGATCTTTAGTCACTGTGTGCTTCACAGAGAAAAAATTATATGAAATTTGAGAACTACTACGATATTGATATAAAGTTTTTATCCCAATCCTTAAATTTACCGGCTCAAGCTATGAATTTTTCTATACACGATTCTATAAATAGCTTTTTTTCAAATGCGGAAATAAATCTTCAAGATAATACCGGTTTGTTTCGAGAATCTTTGCTTAATATAAATGGGTCTTCGTTTGAATTGTTTTTTGGAGATCCAAACAAAACATTAAAGGCTAAATATGTTACTCGACTTTCTCATTCAGAAGAACCAAAAACCTTTGGAACTCTTAATGGAGACTTAAACTTGTTTTGTGAGCATGAGTTTTTTTATCAACAAAAAGAGACGAATGCGGCTTATAAAGACAAGGCTAACAAAATTGTAGAAAGCACAATAAAGGACTATTCGTTTAAAAAATTAAATATAAAAGAAACGGACTCAACAATTGTTTTATACAGAATTTCAATGAATCAGAAAGATTTTATAGAAAAAAACATCATACCAAATTCTTTCGGTAGCAATTGTAATGATACCCCTTATTATTGTTTTATAGACACTGAAAATTGTTTTAATTTTATTAGCTGGAATGAAATGTATTCTACATCTCCAGTTGCAAAACTTTATTATTCATCTACCAAACCGGCTGATTTCGATAAAAATAAAATATTCTCTATAAAACCTTTTTCTAAAGATTTTAACGATATTTCAAAAAACATTAGCAAAACAAACTTTTATAGAGACTATAATAGTGGAGATTTCTTTAAAGTTGATTCAAACATTTCAAATTTCCCGAAAAATGAAAAAGAAAAATTTTTACCTATGTTACGGTCTGGTGTACAGAGTTTTGAAACCAAGTCTTATTTTTATAAAGATTATACTAGAAAGGAATTGACAAAAGCCCAGCTTATTTTCGATAACAAAAAAACAATGAATTTGGAATTTTTTGAAATAATAGTACCGTTCAACTCTTTGATAAATTCGGGCAAAACCGTAGAGTTAGAAATTAAAACACAGAACGAAATATCAAAATATAACTCCGGGAAATTTTTAGTAGAGGACTGTATACACACTTGGGATGGTAAAAACAAAAGGGGATTAACAACATTAATTGTTTCTAGAAAACAAATTTTTATACCGAGCAATTATAGATTAAAAAATCTCGTTATGGAGGGTTAAGTGGAAAAAATATATATTGCTAAAGTGGTCGATAATAATGACCCCGAAAAACTTGGTAAAATTAAAATTAAAATAGTTCCAGAAATGGAAAATTTCGATGAAAACCTGTTGCCGTGGGTTGGAATATATAAACAGGGTTTGGGCACCGGGGACAATACGGTCGTTCATGAAGTACCTGAAAACAACACATTTATTAGAGTATTAGTTGAGGATTGGCCTTTTTTTAAAAGAATAAGATACATATCAGATGACTTCATTGAAGGAAAAAGTCAATATAAACAATTTAAATTAAATATAGAAGAACTATCAGAACAGAATTATCCCCAACCTTCCTTTAAAAAATATAAAGATGGTACAATAGTTTTTCATAATTCTCAAACAGGAGAACACGGAAGTTATTTCCCGAACGGCTCTTATTTTTTCATAGATTCTAATGGGGCCCCTCATATATTTATGGGAAATGAAAAACTTTCTTTAAAAAATAATTTAATCTCTATAGGTGAATATTTTGATTTGTTTAAAGATATTATTGATTCACTTTTTTCATCTGGGTTTACTGCTGGGGGTTCAAACGTATTACCAACACCTGAAGCTGTTGCAAAAAAAGATGAACTTGATTTAAAGTACAGTTATTTGTTTAATTAACTATATTTACATAATGGAACAATTTTACGATGTAAATATAAAGGGCGAAATTAACGAAGAAGGAAGGCTTGAAGAACTCTGGGGAGCGGATGCAGTTAAAAATGCCATAATAATGTGGCTAACATCTTATAGGTCAGACTATTTAAGAAGCCCTACTAAAGGTGGATATTTAACTTCACATTTGTATAAAAAAATGTCTAGTAGTACGCAGGAAGATATGTATGATTCAATTGTTGATGGTTTTAATCAAGAGTTTGATTTCGTAGAATTGGTTAATCTTCAGGTAACTCCAAATTACGATAACAATTTTTGGTCTATATTTGTTGAAGTATATATTCCATTTTTAGACTCAACGGTAGAAATATCTGAAAATATTAGAAATTTAGTATAGGAAATAAAAATGTCAGAAATTCGTTTTGATGCAGATTCAATAAAGCAAAGAATCAAAGATCGTCTAAGATCCAAATCCTCATGGGCAAAAATTTTATATTATTCCGCAAATCAAAGAATAATAGACGCCGTTGCAGAGGAGTTTGCATATCTTATGTTAAATGATGAGATATTAACTGTGGAGGGCAAGTGGAATTTAGCCAGACAAAGATCTTCACTAATGGCAGAAAATAAATTTTTTAATTATTTTCCATATAGAAAAAAGGGTGCGAGAGGATTTTTAAAAGTATCTACTTCTGAAACCTTTGATAAAATGTATGGGGTTAACGTGCCTTTGGAAAAATATAAAACGTTTTCAAACAATAATTATAATTTTTGTATAGCCGAAACTACTATTTTATAAACGATAGAACAGTACAAAAATGTTGAAATCGTACAAGGCAACTATCGAGAAGTTCAATTTACTGCTCAAGGTTTAGAAAAAGAATCTTTTACTGTTATTAATGATTCAATAGATAATGATATTTTTGACGTTATTGTTAATAATGAAACATATACAAAAGTTGATTATTTAAGAGATGCCGCAAGCAAAGATGATAAAATATATACTATAGAAAATTTAATAGATTTTTCGGGTGTTAAAATAACTTTTGGAAATGATTATTTTGGTAAAAAACTTAGAGCGGGGGATACTGTTGTTTTTAAGTATATTGAAACTGATGGATCTAAGGGAAACGTCGAATCGTCTAATAATATAACCACAGTTATTTCTTCTTTCGAAGACTCAAACGGAAATCCTGTTGATTTGTTCTGTACTAATGATGAGGCAATTGTTGGTGGTGTTGATTATGAAGATATAGAATCTATTAGAGATAAGGCTCCTAGATCGTATAAATCTGGGAATGTTGCAATAATTAAGGATGACTACAAATCAATATGCGAATCATTTTCGTTTGTTAAAAAAACTACCGTGTGGGGTGAAGCTGAAATAAATGAAGACAACAATAATGACCCAGGAACATATATAGAACCCGAAGAAAATTTAGTTTATATTTGTTGTATTTCTTCATCAGATGGTTCAATTACACGGTTTCAAGAAAAAACCATACGAGCAGAAATAAACGAAAAAAAATCTCCTACAGACATTGTAAGGTTTGTAAAACCTTCAATCATATATGTAAAGTTTAATGTTAATGCATACATAATAGATAAAAATTTTACAATAGTAAGGGTTGTGGATAGTATAGATGAGAAATTAAAATCTGATTTTTCAATAGATAATCTAGACTTTAAGAAATCAATTTATCAATCAAATTACATAACATCAATAAACTCTGTTCCTGGGGTTGGTTTTCATTCTACAACCTTCTCTCTTTATTCATTTTTAAAATTTAGTTCTGCTTATGTATTTTCTGGATCGTTATCAATAACCCAGATAAAACCAAACACAGTTAAAATATATGTGAACGATATTACTGGAGCCGACGGTTGGCTGTTATTGGGCCAGGATGACGGTTCGGGCCTTTTATTTGGTGTTGAGGATTACACGTTAAGTGCGTCTTCAATAAATTATGACACGGGCGAAATTAATTGTTTGGTTACCAATGGATTAACAGCAACTTATTCAAACTATTCTATTAGAGTAAATTTTGAAGTTGATAATGAAAATATTGAACCGTTGGCTAGAAATCAAATAATATCCTGCGGTGACAACGTAATAAATGTATCTTATGTCTAAGGAGTTTGTAAATGTTTTTAAATAAAAAACTTCCACCGAACATGAGAACTCCTGTTTGGTGTGATTTAATGGATGCTATTGAAGAAGAGGTTGATTTTGCCTATTCTGAAAAAATATCTAATAAAAAAAGTATTTATAACACTGAGTTGATGGATTATAATCGGCTTATTGAAATTTCTTCTTTACTAAGATATCCATTTGATGTGTCCATAAATAATAATGTTGAGTTTTTACGCGAAGAAGTAAAAGCCATTCCATTCAAAATTAAAAATAAGGGTACTGTTAAATTATACAAGTCTCTTTTTACAGCTATAAAGTGTATTGGTGGAATATTTTTATACTATTACAACGGTGAAAATTTGGTGCGCCACACAGAAAGCTTATTAAAAAACGCAAATACTTTTATACCATACGATCCGTACTTTCACTATCCAATTGAAAATTATTCGGGCAATAAGGTTGAAAACGAAAGACTTGACAATGATCTTTTTTTAGATTCCGACCCTTCATGGAGATTGGATTCTTTTTCATCGAAAAGAATAACAAAACATTTTGCATTAGAAATTTATTTAAACCAATATTTTTATTCCGGAACTATAGGAGCTTCTCCAGATTCAGGTCTATCCCCATCGGCAGGTCTTGCTCCATCGCCCTTATTGCCTCCTGCCGTTGGGTTGGCCCCTAAGCCAAGAATTGCGTATCTAATAACAAGTGAATTCTTTTCTTATATATCTTTAAATGTAAATCAATCAAAAAGAGTGACCGATAATGTTCACGTTGGTTGTCAATTATGTTCTGTTGCAGACTCAACGCACATTATAGATAGTTTAGATGCTGTTTTTACAACACATTCATTATTAATGAACTCTTTAACAACAGATTTTTTTGATTATATTAGTTCTGTGTCAGATATGGAATATGTAGTTTTTGGCACTGGATATCATGACGATCTTCCAAAACTGGCTGGAGGTGGAGTTCAACCAACTGAACTAGATAATAAAATAGCAAAAATAAAAATTTTAAATGAAGAAAAGTATGAAAGCGAAGACTGGTTTGGAGTATGTGCTAGGTATCAAGGATTTTTAATTAATGATATTGAAGTTGGAGTTGGTGATGGATCTACGACAAATTTTTCAAAAGTTCTAGCTGTTACCCCAATTAAAAAAGGCCACGTTGAAATACAATATACAAGTGGCGGCGTTATAAAAACAACAAAAGACAATATGTATGGAAAATTTAAAGGTGGGGATGCTTCGGGAACGATAGACTATGAAACCGGTTCTTTGTTTTTCGAAACAAATATTGTACAAACATTGAACGATTTGATTTTAGAAGCAGATGGAGAAACTAAACACTTTGAATATCAAACAGAAGATTTTACCCCGATAATTGAAAGCACTATTTTTATAACGTATATAATAAATGGAACAAATTATGTGGCTGTTGATGATGGTCTCGGTGGCATTGCAGGCACTTCTTGTACTGGAA